GTTTCTATTACGCCACTGTGTATTCGCCATCCACTGTGATAGTGATTGGTGAAACCCACACTGGTGCGTCTGCTGATACCGTAGGTGCTAAACCTGTGATGTATCCTTCGCCAGAAATAGTTTTACCGTTAGCGCCACCATCAGTGTCACCTAAGTATAAACTAAAACCAACTTTTGTCTTGTTCTTAGACAGATTGAATATTCCTGAATAAGCCGCAGTACCTGTAGTTCCGCCGCTGTCTCCAAAAAATGTAGTCTGGTCCAAAACAATATTCATCGCAAGACTGTTTGTTGATGTGGTAGCAATTTGTTTTTTTGCTGTGGCATCAAGTTGAGTCCAAGTGAATACATCGTTTGCGTTGTTCACAGTTACGTCTTGTAAAGCAGGCACACTCATACCAGTGTCAGAAGCGTTTGAAGCAATATCAATTGATAATGTTGCTTGAACGCCACTTACGCCTGGTGCTGGATAGATATAAGCCATATCTTTTCTCCTTTTAAGTTATTGTTATTAATCTTACAGCAATCTCTGTAATCAGTAAATCACCTTGATAACTTTGATTCACATCACTTTCCCTTCTATGTACTCCAGACACGGTGGTGATGTTCTTCGCGTTCTTCAAATCATTTACCAATGTAGTATAATTGGCTGGCAGACTTTTAGCATCTGATGAAAAGTAAATGATGACTGATTGTACTTTATTATTAAGATGTAATCCATCTAACCCTGTGATAATGGGATCTTCCGTTATGTTGGGTTGATCCACATAAATCACCTTGGGATTGGTCACATACAGTATCTGACCACTTGCTGTGTATGGCAAGTTGTTAGACTTGGTGTAGGTTCCCAATGATAGAGTGTCTATGTAATTCAGTACTTCTTGTCTCACTATCTAACCCTCTTTAGATTGTATTGTCCTGGTGTTTTTTCTGTGGACTCCACTGTGGAATCGTTATCAAAATCATACCAGTCACCTGCTGTTATCAGTTCTTGAAATAGGCTTTCTGCCTTGTTGGCATAATAACCCATCTTTTGTCTCTCTGCGTTGTCCTCATTGCCAAAATCAGCAATTTTAGGCAAGATAAAATCAGCAAGAGCAGTGTAGACACACAAATCTGTGAAGTCGTTTGTTCTTCCTAATATCTTGTCTGGATCCAAAGCAGGGATATCCGCTACCGTGTTGATGGCAGTGGCACCTGATTGGCGGATGTAATACTCTCTCCACCAAGACGATGAGCGAATCTTTGTGAGGATTCGCTCTGTCGCCCTGATTAAAAGTGTTTCAATAGAATCATCAGTCAAGCCTTCATTGGCATCAAACAGTCTCTGATCTTTGTCTTTGACGTCTTGATACTCAGCGAAACTAATCGTCACGCCATTTTCTACTATAAAGGCCATCTTACTGATCCTCCAGATTATGCCGCGTTACTTACGATTTTTACACCGTGAGTGTTCTGAAGTATTGCTTGTCCAACCACAGCAGACATCATTATGTCTGTGCTACGTGAAGCCGCTTTATCTTCAGTTTTCATCTGTACTCCGCCTCTCATTGCGTGTGCTAAAGCAGATCTTGAGAATACTGCTCCAACGGCATTAAGAGTTGCGTCACCGTCTGTGTCTAAGTCTTTCTTAACTAAAGATGATTCAAACACTTGACATCCTGCGAATGTACCAAGGTAGTATTGTCTTAAAATTGATGAACCAATTTCAGATGCTGTTGTGCTGTAAACACCGCTGGCACTTGCTAATGATTTTTTCAATTGTACTGCCTGTTTTGGTGAAACGATCGCTGTTAAAGGTCCAACAATTTTGTTTTCTCTTAATGTAGCGATTGCGTCTAACACATTGTCCACTGTTAAATTAGCGTCTTCTGTGCCAACAGATTGAGTGAAACTGTTGAATAGGTTAAACACACCAGCATCCATCTTTTCTGCGATGGCTCTACCTGCGTTTTGACCTAAGTCAGCGATTACATCTCTTTGTGCTGAATCTCTTAAGAAATCAGTCACTTGGAAATATGTTCCTATTTCACCTAATGTTATTGATGCTGAAGTTGTGTTTGTGTCAGCGGCACTTGGTGCTGTACCTTCAGTTAAATCAGTTGCTGTAACTGAACTGTAGATTGGCACTTGTAGAACTTTACCTGTGTTGGCAGGGAAGTCAAATGTAGTCACAACTTGACGAGCAATTGAATTCTCGTAAGCCGCAAATTGAGCCTCTGCCAAAAGATTAGTAAACAGTTCTGAGTTAATGGTTGTATTGTTAGCCATTGTATTACTCCTTTTGGTTTATGTTAAAGTTAAGACTATCTTTGCTGTTGTTGTTTTTTGTATTCAGCAAATTTAGCCCTGTCTGATGCTTTAGTCATATCCAATTTAGAGATATCAAATGAATTGTCTAAACCTATACCATAAGATGATTTTGTGTTTGTGGTGTTGGCAGTTGGCTGTTGAAAATGTTTGTTTTCATTCAACCAGTTCTTAACCAAGTCGTCCACTCCCAATGGTGTGCCTGAATCCGTGTATTGAACACTTCCTTTGTCGTCAAGCACCTCTACTTCACCATCTTCTGATAGTCTGACCTTGTTCTGGAGTAATTGTTTAACCTGCTCTGGATTGATTGAGCGATACTTTGCCGCCGCATTCAATAGAGGAGTGTTCACTTTGTACTCCTTGATCACTTGATCCCTTTTTTGGATCTCAGCATCTTTTTTAGCGGCAAGTTCTTGAAGTGTCTTTTCAAATTCACCACGTTTGATCTGTTGTTCAGTCTGACGCTTTTCAGCCTCTGCTTTCAGATCTCGTAGTTGATTTGGATCACCCAAATCCTCATAAGGTTTCAATAATTTTTTGGTAAGGCTTCCTTTCATCCTTGCCATCATATCATCTACTTCTTTCTGGGAATATGTCTTTTCCGCTGGTGCCTGATTTTCTTCAGTGTGTGCTGGAGTGGCATCAGTTGCCTCTTTTGTCGCCAATGTATTTTCTGTATGGTCCATTGTAGTACCTCGCCTCCTATTAGAGTTAATTTTATAACCACATAATGTGATTTGTAGTATTTATG